TCGTAGAGCCGTTATATATACTATTAACTTTACTGCTAAAACATACTTGTTTGGTCCTATGAACAATCAAGGTGTTATTAAAAAAACACAAGCAGATTTGGGGACAGATACAGAACCTCAATTAACAAGGGAAGAAAGAGTTGTAATATTACCTAATCCAACAACTGCTGACGCAGATGATGATTTTGGATTTACAACTACAATTAGTTTCTTTAATGATGGTAAGAGATATGATCCATCAAGTGGAAGTGATACGTAATGAATAAACTTGAAGAAAAAGTAAATGAAATATTAGGTGTTGATACACCTACAAATATACAAAAAGAATTTAGTCCTCCTGTTGAAAGAAAAGAAGGTCAGTTAGAATTAGCAGTTGAAAAAGATATTAATACAGATTATGATTATAGTAGAGAAAGTTATTATAGTCTAATAGAAAAAGGACAAGAGGCAATACAAGGTATACTTGATATTGCAAAAGAAGGTCAACATCCTAGAGCATACGAAGTTGCAGGACAATTAATTGGTCAAGTAGGACAAACGGTTGACAAGTTACAAGACTTACAAAAAAAATTAAAAGACCTAAAAGAAGTACCTAATAAAACAAATGCCAATATAAAAAATGCTTTATTTGTAGGTTCAACAACTGAACTACAAAAGATGTTAAATAAAAAAACTATTGAAACAAATAGTGAGAGGAAAAGTGAAAATGAAAAATTTGAAGGTAAAGACATCACACCCAAATAACACTTTTAAAACTCTTATAAGTAATAATAAGGAGTTTTAAATGATTGAAGTTAGAGAAATAGATTTACTTTTAGCAAAGAGTTATCTAAAAGATGAAAAAGGTTTTAGTGATGCTAAAGTACAACAAGAATTGAATAGATTACAATTTGAATTAAATACAAGTGTACTATTAAAAAATAAAGATGGTTCACAATCAACTGGTAAAATATTTGAAAAATTTAGAATAGGTGCCTTTCGTTGGTTAGGTGCTTTTGATGGAAATAAATTTGCAGGTATACATTGGCATTCCCAAAATTGGCACGCTAATAATTTTGAAAGTGAAAAAAAAGATATTATGGATGGCAACTTACACGCAGATAATGAAGAAGTTGCTATAGCATTAGATAATAAATTTAAAGAATTAATTAAAGATAAGTTTGTAGTTAATTATGCGTATTGTTTTCCACAAGATCAATTCAATTTAGATTTCAGAAAAAAATTAGGATATGTAGTTTGGGCACAATCTAATATAGATGGAGGTATTTTACATTTTCTAAAAAGACTTCCTAATTCTAAAGTCTTATCTCCTGAAGAAGAAAAACAGGCGAAGATTGACAAATTGAAAAAACAATTGGAGGAGTTAAATGCTTGAAGAACATAAATTTCCATTAGAAAGTTTTATAGGTGGTTGGTATATTAATCCAAATATATGCTCTGCTCTTATAGATTTATTTCATAAAAATCCTAAACATCATAAACAAGGTGTTATAGGTGGTCCATATAATGTTAATATAGAAAATAAAGATTCAATTGATTTAGGAATACATCCAAATTATACTGATCCTGCATTTAAAAATTATAAAAAATCATTAAAACAATGTGTTGAATTATATGAAAATAAGTATCCTGAATTAAAAGAATGGAACGCATACGGAATGACCGAAGGTGCTAACATACAATATTATAGACCAGGTGCTGGTTATTTTGCTGAACATTGTGAGAGAACATCTAAAAATGAAAATCGTTGTCTTGTATGGATGACATATCTAACTGATACTCCAGACGCAGGTACGCATTTTAAATATCAAAATATAACAACGCCTTGTAAAAAAGGTTTGACTTTAATTTGGCCAACAGATTTTACACATACACATAGCGGTCAAATATCTGATAAGCACGAAAAATATATTATAACAGGTTGGTTTGGAGGAAACGGACACACGTATAAAGGATACGATAAACCAAGCGATTATAAAGATCAAGTGTACAATGGCTAATGTAAATGACGCATATTTAGGTAACCCTAATTTAAAGAAAGTTAACACACCAGTTAGTTTTACTAAAGAACAAATAGTAGAATATCAAAAGTGTGCTAATAATCCTATATATTTTATGGAAACCTATATGCAAATTGTTTCCTTAGATGAAGGACTTGTTCCTTTTAAAATGTATGACTTTCAAAAGAAGATAGTTAATACTATTCATAATAACAGATTTACAATTTGCAAACTACCTAGACAATCAGGTAAATCAACTACAACGGTTGCTTATCTAATGCACTATGCAATGTTTAATCCAAATACAAATGTTGCTATACTTGCCAATAAATCTTCTACTGCTAGAGATATATTAGGAAGACTTCAACTTGCATATGAAAATTTACCAAAATGGATGCAACAAGGTGTTATCAATTGGAACAAAGGTAATATAGAATTAGAAAACAAATCAACTATTGTTGCCGCTGCTACATCTTCAAGTGCTATTAGGGGTGGTTCATATAATATAATATTCCTTGATGAGTTTGCTTTCGTACCTACAAACATTGCTGAAATGTTTTTTAGTTCCGTTTATCCTACAATATCTTCAGGACAAAAAACAAAAATGATTATAGTATCAACACCTTATGGTATGAATCAATTTTATAAACTATGGATAGACGCAGAAAAGAAAAGAAACGATTACATACCTATTGATGTACATTGGTCAGAGGTACCAGGTAGAGATGATGAGTGGAAAGAACAAACAATTAGAAATACATCACCTGAGCAATTTCAACAAGAGTTTGAGTGTGAGTTTTTAGGTTCTGTTAATACACTTATTAGTCCTTCTAAAATTAAATCTTTAGTTTATGATACACCTAAAAGATCAAAACAAAGTGTAGAACAATTTGAAGAACCTATTAAAGGTCGTACATATGTTGTAACCGTAGATGTCGCAAGAGGTGTAGATAAAGATTACTCGGCGTTTGTTGTATTTGATGTAACTAAAATGCCATTTAGAGTAGTTGCAATATATAAAAATAATGAAGTAAAACCTTTTGTATTTCCTAATATTATATCTGAAATTGCAAAAAGATATAATCAAGCACACATATTAACTGAAGTAAACGATATAGGTCAACAGATAGCAGAAGCACTACAATATGAGATAGAATATCCTAATGTATTAATGTGTACTCAAAAAGGTCGTGCTGGTCAAATATTAGGTGCTATGTATAGTGGTCGTGGTTCATCTCTAGGTGTTCGTATGACAAAACAGATTAAACGAGTAGGATGTGCTAATTTAAAGACATTAATTGAAGGAGATAAGTTAATTATTAACTCTTTCAAAATCATAGAGGAAATGTCAACTTTTGCTAAAAGAGGTCAATCCTGGCAGGCTGAGGACGGTAGCAATGATGATTTGATGATGTGCTTAGTTATCTTTGGTTGGGTATCAAATCAAGGATACTTCAAAGAATTGACTAATCAAAATGCTCGTATGCAAATGTATGCTGAACAACAAAATTTAATAGAACAAGATATGGCACCGTTTGGTTTTGTAGATGACGGTGTTAATACTGAAGAAAATGAAGAAACAATAGACGAATATGGAGATAGATGGATACCTGTGGTGCGTAAAAACCATTAGGTTTGTGTTTATTATAAATATCAGTAAGAATGAAATTTAACTATGGGCGTATGAATAATACGAGTTTTGAATAAAATGACAACTAAATTAGCTAATTAGAGGAGAATAACTTATGGCATTTCAAGTATCACCTGGTGTTCTCGTACAGGAAAGAGATTTAACAAGAATCATTCCTGCAGTATCAACTTCAATCGGTGCAGTTGCTGGACAATTCAGCAAAGGTCCGTTAGATGAGATAGTTTCTATTTCTAGTGAACAAGAACTTGTAGATACGTTTGGTAAACCTGATAGTACGAACTTTGAGTATTTTTTCAGCGCTGCTAACTTCTTACAATATTCTAACTCATTAAGAGTAGTACGAGCTACCCAAACAAGTTTAGTCAACGCTACCGCTGGTGGCTCTGGTTTGCTTGTAAAAAATAAACAAGACTACGAAGATAATTACTCAACTGGACAAGGTTCAGTAGGTACTTTTGCTGCTAGATCAGCAGGTGCTTGGGGTAATAGTCTTTCAGTAGCAACTTGTCCAAGTGCTAACGCATTTGAACAAACAACAACTACATCTCAACAAGTAGATGGAGGCGCTTCTGTTGGTGCAACTACAATAACGGTTGACTCAGACGCAACAAGTTACCTTAATATCGGAGACGTTATTGAGTTTTCTTCAACTGCTTCAGGTGTAGATTTTACTACTGGTGAAAAATATAGAGTAACTAACCTTACTTCAACGGTCGTAACAATTGTACAACATCCTAGAGGCGAAGGCGGTTTAATAACTGCTGTTGTAGATAACGCAAGAATCAAAAGAAAATGGAGATACGCAGATCAAGTTGATGGCGCTCCAGGAACTTCTGCTT